TTCGCCGCGCTCACCGGCCACCCCAAGGTCGAAAAGGCGTTCGAGAACTGGCAAAACGGCGCCATCCTCATCAACGACGTGCGCCGTGGCTTCACCTTCGGTGGCATCACCTTCGAGGAATACCGGGGTCAGGCCACCGACGCCACGGGCACCACGCGCCGCTTCATTGCTGCGGGCGAAGCGCATGCATTCCCGCTGGGCACCGTCAACACCTTCGGCACCTACTTTGCGCCGGCGGATTTCAACGAAACCGTCAACACGCTCGGCCAGCCGCTCTACGCCAAGCAGGAACCGCGCAAGTTCGAGCGCGGCACCGACCTTCACACCCAGTCCAACCCGCTGCCGATGTGCCATCGCCCAGGCGTGCTGGTGAAGCTCACGGTGGCGTGATGGGCCTGGTCGAACGGGTCTACGCCGCCGCCGCGAATGCCGGGTTGCTGCGTGAGTGCCACTGGCAGCCCGGCGATGGATCACCGCTGCAAACCCACCCGGTCGGGTTCTCTGCCCCCGACGACACGGTGTTCGACGGGCTGGCGGCCACCACCGACTACCAGATCACCTATCCAGCCTCGGTGTTTCGTGGGCTGGCCGCCCGGGACACGGTGGACATTGATGGCGCGATCTATCAGGTACGCGACGTCCGTGCGATGGGCGATGGCACGGAACTGCGCGTCAGGCTGACCCGGCTCTGATCCATGGCGGCGTCCTCGATCCGCGAGCAGATCCTGCTTGCGGCATTTGCGGCTGTGCGTGGTCCGGCGCTCGCGCTTGGGGCCACGGCACACCGCTCACCCACGGTGGCCATCAGCCGGGAGCAGTCGCCCGCCCTGGTGATGTTCGCCGAATCCGAGTCGATCAGCGAACGCGCCAACGATCGGGTGACACGGGTGCTGATCGTGCGGCTGGTAGCTCTGGCACGCGCGATTCCCCCAATCGCTCCGGAAACCGAGGCCGACCGTCTGCTGGTGGCTGCCCACACAGCCCTCATGGCGGACGTCAACCTCGGCGGACTGGCCCTTGGCATCCAGGAGCAGGACTGCGACTGGGAGGTCGAGGACGCCGACGCGATTGCCGCCGCCATCCCGGCTCGTTACGCCATCACCTACCGCACCCTCGCCAGCGACCTCTCCACGCAAGGATGAATCCATGACTTCACTGCGACTCCTGCGCCCCCACACCCACGCGGGGCAACCCATGGCCATCGGCGATCGGCTGGATGTGAATCCGCTGACCGCTGACTGGCTCCTCACCCACGGCATCGCGCGCCCAGACCGCAGCCAGGACCACCTCGACAAGCCCGTCGATCCCAAGACCTCTCCACGCAAGGAACCCAAAGCATGAGCACCTACGCCAGTTTTCAAGGCCGCGTCTTTCTCGGCAAGCGCGATCCGGATGGCTTGCCCATCGATGTCCGCTCGCCCGGCAACGTCGCCGAACTCAAGCTCTCGCTCAAGACCGAAGTGCTGGAACACTTCGAAAGCCAGACCGGGCAACGCTCGCTCGACCATCGCATGGTCAAGCAGAAATCGGCCACGGTGAACCTCACGATCGAGGAGTTCACCAAGGAAAACCTGGCGCTTGCCCTGTACGGCAACCACGTCACCGGCACGGGTGGCTCGGTGACCGAGGAGCCCGTGGGCGGTACCGCCGCCGTCATCGGTGATCGCTACTTCCTGGCCCACCCGAAAGTGTCGGCACTGGTGGTGACCGATTCTGCCGGCACGCCGGCCACCCTGACGCTGGGTACGCACTACACCGCCGATACCGACTTCGGTGCCCTCCAGTTTCTGGATACCACCGGCTTTGTCGCGCCCTTCAAGGCGAGCTACACCTACGGCACGGCGACGGAAATCGGCATCTTCACCCAGGCCCTGCCGGAGCGATACCTGCGCCTTGAGGGCATCAACACCGCGCAAGGCAACGCCAAGGTGCTGGTGGAGCTCTATCGCGTGGCCTTCGACCCGCTGAAGGAAATCTCCTTCATCTCCGACGAGTACAACAAGTTCGAGCTGGAGGGTTCGCTCCTGGCCGACTCGACCAAGCCCTTCGATGCGCTGCTGGGCCAGTTCGGCCGCATCGTGCAGCTGTAACGGGAGGGACCATGAGCGACCTGGAACAACTCATCCCATCGCCCAAGACCCTGCAGATTGCCGGCGAGTCGATCTCCGTGGCACCACTGAAGATCGGCCAGATGCCGGCCTTCGTGCGTGCCATTGCGCCCGTCATGCAGCGCCTTGGCACCGATGGCATCGACTGGCTGGCCCTCTTTGGAGACCACGGCGAGAACCTCCTCGCCGCGGTGGCCATTGCCGTTGGCAGACCGCGCGAATGGGTGGACGCGCTCGATGCCGACGAAGCCATTGTGCTGGCGGCCACCGTCATCGAGGTCAACGCCGATTTTTTTACCCGGACGGTACTGCCGCGCCTCGACGGACTGATGAGCCAGGCGACGACGCTCGCGGCTGGTTCGACGCCATCCAGTACCTGATCGCACGCGGTCACCGCCTGCCGGACATTCTCGACTACACCCTCGCACAGTTGCGCGGCTTCACCGCCGCCTGCACGCGAGCCGATGCCGCCCTCGATGCCCGCTGGCTGACCTTGATCGCCACCGCCCACCGCGCCGATGCGCGCCACCTCGATCGCACCCTGGACCTCCTGCAACGCCATGCGCATCTCGATCCGCATTGACAGTGCTGCGGCCAAGGCCCGACTGCGCCAGTGGGGCGGCGAGCTGCACGAAAAGTCCCGCAAGGCGGCCGCTCGCGGCATGGCCAGCGAGGCGCGCGAGATCAAGCAGGCCGTGCGCGATCACGTCGGCAGCCAGATGAAGGTGGTCAAGAAGTCGTTCGTCAAAGGCTTCACCGCCAAGGTTCTGAACAAGGACAAGAACCGCCTCCCGGCCCTCTACGTCGGTGCCCGGATCCCGTGGGCCGGCATGCACGAGCGTGGCGGCTCGATCGAGGGCCACATGCTGATCCCGCTGCACGGGCGCGTCGGGCGCAAGCGTTTCAAGGCGCAGGTGGATGAACTGATCCGTGGCGGCAACGCCTATTTCATCAAGAACGCCAAGGGAAACATCGTGCTCATGGCCGAGAACATCGCCGAGCACGACCGGGTGCTTTCAGGGTTCAAGCGCCGCTACCGGAAGGACACCGGCACCAAGCGACTCAAGCGGGGCGCGGACATTCCCATCGCCGTCCTGGTGCGCCGGGTGAGCCTCAAGAAGCGGCTTGACGTGGCGGGACTCGTGGGGCGGCGCATCACCCGCCTGGCGGCCGCCATCGAACAGGCGCTGCGGGAGATGGACTGAGCATGGCCAATCGCATCTCCATTCTTGTCGCCCTGGAAGGGGCTGACGAGGGCCTCAAGCGCACGCTGAATGAGGCCGAGCGCAGCATGGGCGACTTCGCCGCTGGGGCCAAGAGCGCAGGCGAAAAAGCATCGGCAGGCGCCACCGAGGTCAAGGCCGGCATGTCCGCGCTGAGCGACCAGATTGCCCGGGCCAAGACCCAGCTGCTGGCGTTTTTGACCATCAACTGGGCCGCCGGAAAGGCCAAGGAGGCCATCGACGTGGCCGACGCCTACGGCCAGATGGCCGAGCGCATCCGCATGGCCACGCGCGACCAGGACGAGTACGAGAAGGTCCAGCGGCGTCTGCGCGACACCGCCAACATCACCTATCGCGCGCTGTCCGAACAGCAGGAGGTGTACATCCAGACGGCCGACGCGCTGCGCTCGCTCGGCTACAGCACCGACGAAGTGCTCGATATCACCGACAGCTTCAGCTACCTGCTGACCACCAACGCGGCCAGCGCCCAGCGTGCGCAAAGCGCGATGGACGCCTACACCAAGTCGATCCAGTCGGGAAAGGTCAGCGCACAGTCCTGGCAGTCGATCATGGCGGCCACGCCCACCATCGTCGATGCGATTTCGGCCGCCACCGGCAAGACGAACGCCGAGATCCGCCAGCTCGGCGTCACCGGCAAGCTCGCCATCAATGACCTCAACGAGGGACTGTACCGGACGGTGGATGCCAATCGCGCCGCCACCAACGGAATGGTGACCACCTTTGGCGATGCGATGACGCGCCTGTCCAACGAGTGGAGCGTCTACATCGGTGAGGCCAACGACGCGACTCAGGCCACCCAGAAGATCGTTGCGGTCATCGACGCACTGGCCGCCAACCTCGACACCGTCATGGCGTGGATCAAGCGGCTGATCGAAGTGGGTCTGATGGTCCTGATCTACCGTCTGATCCCGGCCTTGATCACCGCCTGGCAGACCGCGGGCGTGGCGGCCGTTACGGCGGCACGCACCACCTCTGCCGCCTGGGCGACGGCGAATCTATCCATCGGCGAGGCCATTGCTACGGTCGGCAAGCTGCGAGTGGCCTTTGCCGTGCTCAGCGCGGCCCTGATCGGCTGGGAAATCGGCACCTGGCTCTCGGAGAAGTTCGAGATCGTGCGCAAGGCCGGTATCTTCATGGTGGAGATGCTCATGAAGGGCATCGAGTACCTGCGCTTTGAATGGGAGGTGTTCGCCGCCGTATTCACCTCCGACACCATCGCCGAGGCCTCCGCGCGGCACGCCCAGCGCCTGGCCGAGATGAACCAGATCTTCGCCGAGATGTACGCCGACGCGCAGGCAGGCACGGAAGGCGCGACCGCCGCGATGAACACCGCTGCCAGCGCCGCCGAAGAAATCGCGCGTCGCCTGGAGGCCGTGCGACAAGGTACGCAGGAAGCGGTCGGGCGCGGCATCGAGGCCGTCCACGGCGCGGTCGAGAAACTGAAATCGCGCCTTGGCGAAATCGAGCAGGTGGTCGGCCGGGCACAGGGCACGGTGAATGAGGCCACGTCGAAGATGGCCGAGGCCTACAAAGGCTTCACGACCTTGGTCGAAGCCGATCTGCAAACCCAGATCACCGCCGTGAAGGCGCGCTTTGCGGCAGAACAGGCCGAACTGCAACGCGCCAAACAGTCGGAGCGCGAGCAAATTGCCCAATCCACGCAGCTGCTCACCGATGCACTCACGCAACAAGCCTCGCTGCGCCAGCAGGCGGTGACGGCCACGCTCGGCCTGATCGAGCAGGAATCCCAAGCTCGGCGCGATGCCGCCACGCGCCAGGGCGCGACCGAGGACGAACGCCTCGCCAACGTGCAGCGCGTCGAGAACGACATTCTGGCGACGAAGCGCCAGACGCTCACCCAAGCCTTGGGCGAATATCGCCAGCACATCGACGCGCTCAACGCCGAGGCCAACCGTCACCTGTCCGAGCTTCAGCGCATCGAGGACGCCAAACGCCAGCTCTCGATGACGACGGAGGAGCGCATCCGCGACATCCGGCGTCAGGGCATGTCGGAATATGAGGCGACCGAGGATCGCAAGCGCCAGATCGCCGAATGGCAGCAGCAGGCGCGCACCGCCTTGGCGCAGGGCGAATTCGAACAGGCCCGCCAGTTCGCACAGAAGGCGATGGATTTGTCCGTGCAGGTCGCCAACACGCAGTCCAGCGAAGCCAAGCGCGGCGAACAGGCGCGACAGCAGGCGGAGCAGACGTATTCCCAAATCGCGGAACTGGAGTCGCAGGCCCGACAAGCCAGTTCGCGGCGCGAGTTCGATACCGAGGCGCAGTTGTTGCAGCAGGCCGGAAACCTGCGTGCACAACTGGCCGACAAGACGCGCGAGGCCGATCAGCGCGCCGCCGAGGGCAAGCGTGGCGTGCAGGATGCCATCGAACGAATTCGCGGCTCGGAGGACATCCTCAACCAGTCCCTCGACGCCGAGGCACGAGCCCACCGCCATGCCGCAGATGCTGCGCTGTCGGCACGCGACGGCATCGCCCGAACCCTGAGACAGACGCAGTCGCAGATCGACGATCTCACGGCAAAACTGCGGGAGGGTTTTCGGATCACGCTCGACGCCGATACACAGCGCTTCGATGCGGCCCTGGATCAACTCGACGCGGCGCTCAAGGAAAAAGACTACCTGCTGCAAATTCAGGCCGACCTGGAACAGGCCGAACTGAAACTGCGCGAGTACGAGGCGCTGCTGAAGGAAGGCAAGACGCTGCCGGTCGACGCGGATTTCACACAAGCCCAAGCAGCCCTGGACCGCCTCAAAACCTACGCCAACGAACATTCGCAGTTCGACCTGAAAGTATCGACCGAGAAGGCCGAGGCCGCCGTCAACAACGTGCAGCGGCAGATTGCCTCGCTCAACGATCTGCAGACCCAGTCGAACCACCTTGTCCAGCACAACACCGATGCGGCTCGTGCGGAGGTGATGAGCTTGAACGGCGCCCACACCTCCAGCACGCACACCATCTTCGTCACCAAGGTCGAAACCAATGCCACCGGCGGCGTGGTCGGGGCAGGCATTCGCCGCTTCGCCACGGGCGGCACTGTCGCGCCCTCGCCATGGGCCGCGATGCGTTTCCCGCGCATGACGGGCGGCACGGTGCCCGGTTCGGGCAACGGCGACACCGTGCCCCGCACGCTGGATGCCGGGGCCTTCGTGATTCGCAAGGCCGCCGTGCAGAAGTACGGACGCGCCGCACTGGCGCGGCTGGCAGCGCGTGCGGGAATTGCGCGCTTTGCGTCGGGCGGGCCTGCGGCGCGACCTGGCGAAGAACCGGCCACATCGTCAAAACCGCCGTGGCAGAAAGGCCGCGAACCGGCCAAGCGCAACCGCGAGGTGACCGAAGCGCTCAAATTGATCGAGCTGGGCTATCAGGGCATCATGGGTTACGTCTCGTGGCAGCTCTCGCGCAACGCGCTGGCCTTCAGCCCCAACTTTCGGTTCAACACCGAGCGGCACTTCGGCAAGCAGGCGGGCGTGGATCGGGAGTTCCTGCGTCCACTGGAATCGACCAAAACGCTGACGCCGCTCGAACAGGGCACGGTCGGCGTCATCAAGAAGCGTTGGACATCGTCGATGGCGCAAGCGCTGATGTATGGCAAAGACCTGTCGCGCGATCTCATCACCTATATGGAATCGCTCGAAGGCCAGTTTTTCGCGCGCGGTGGCATCGCACCGTCGGACACCGTTCCCGCGCTGCTCACGCCGGGCGAATACGTGGTCAACCGCGCCACGGTGCAGCGGCTCGGTGTCGGCTTCTTCGATGCGATCAATCGCATGGCCGCGCCCGCGAAGGCGCTGGCCGGTCGTGCTTTGGCGGGCGTGCAGGGATTTGCCACGGGCGGCTTCGTCGCTCCGGCGGGTGTGCCGATGTCGCGTCCGGTACTGACCGCTGACACCACGCCCACGCGCACGGTGCGGGTGGAACTGGCGACAGGCGGGCAGTCCGTCACTGCCACGCTGGATGCGCGCGATGAATCGCGATTGTTGAACCTGCTGGCTACCGCACGCGCCCGTACGAACTGAGTTTCCAAACCCGATGCAACTCACTCACCTCGCCAGCGGAGACGTACTCGCGTTGCCCGACGATCTGCTCTGGGCCGACGAACAGGCGTGGTCGCCTGCCGTGGCCTCGACCAGCTACCTCATCACCGGCGCGCTCTTGGTGCAGTCGGCTATCCGGCAGGCCGGGCGTCCTATCACGCTGGTCGGCCCCGCCGACATGGCGTGGGTGACGCGCGCCACGGTGAACACGTTGCATGGCTGGGCGGCGATTCCGCTGTCCGCCGACGACGGTCGTTTCGTGCTGCGGCTGTTCGACAACCGCGTATTCGACGTGGCCTTTCGCCATAGCGAGGTGTGCGTCGAAGCCGAACCTGTGCTGGGCATTCCCGCGCGCAGTGACGGCGATTTCTACCGTCTGACGCTGCGCCTGATGCAGCTCTGACGTTCTTCCTTCTTCCTGCCGATCTGACTCCTCATGCCCATTCTCGTCGGCGACGTGAAGCTCGTCGCCAGCCAAGTCATGGACGACGTTCCCGAAGGGGGCGGTGCGCCCACGTCGCGCGTCATCGTCGATGGCGCGAGCAATTCCCTGTTCAACGACATCTCCGAGATGGATCGCGCCGGCGGCCGGGTGAACCTGCGCAAAGTGTTCGCCTCCGTCCAGACCGACACCACCGACACCTATCTGGGCGGCAACGTGATCGTGGCCGATGCGCCGGATGATCCGCGCGTGGCCGTCACCATCTTCTCGACCGATGCGGTGTTCGACCGGCGCACCGATGCGCGCGACCGGATCGAGGCCTATCTCAACAAAGGCTCGATGTGGAACGGCTATCTGCTGGAAAACCACATCGCGGGCCAACGCTCGATACAGCTGTTCCAGCGCGAAGGTGCGGAACTGCCGCCGATTGGCAAAACCCTGCATCTGGCGCAGAACGAAGGGTTGGCAACGGAAGTGGCGCAATACATCCGCGTCACCCGCGTGCAATCGGAACTGCGGACGTTCTCCTATTCCAGTGGCAGCGGCATCGTCGATTACCCGGCAGTCGTGGTCACCTGTCACCTGTCGGACGCGCTGCGCTACGACTTCCCCGGTTCGCCGCCGAACCGCCTGTTCACGCAGGAAACGAACAAGACCCGCACCCGCGATACCGTCGTGGCCGATGCCGCCAAGTATTGTGGCGTGGTCGCCACCACCCATCCGATCCAAATCGGCGATGTCGCGGCTTCCGTCAGCAGGATCTTCACGCAACTAGTGCCCTCGGCCCAGACCGAGACGCCACTGCTCGACCTCACGGCAGGCGGAACGTCTCAAACCTTGATCGACTGCGCCAACGGCACGGTGACCTATCAGACCAGCACCGCGTTCAACGCTTCGACGGTGATGTCGGTTGGCAATGCGATCCTGCCCGGCTCGTTCTCGATGGCGGTGAGCGGTTCCACCTTCACCGACAACGGCGGGCAATTGATGGACGGAGCCACCGTGATCGGCACGGTGGACTATCCGCGCGGGGAAATCCGGCTAAACACAGGACTGTCCTACAACGCCAACAAGGTCATCACGTTCCGCCCGGCGGTTGCGCCGATTCGTGTGGCCGATACCGCTGGCATCCGCGTCGAGATCGAGAACCGTTCCTACAACTACGTTCTGACGATCATCCCTGCGCCTGCGCCCGGCTCCTTGCAGGTGAGCTACCGCGCGCAGGGCAAGTGGTACGACCTGCACGACAACGGCTCGGGGGTGCTGAAGGGTTCCAGCCCCGAATACGGCGTCGGCACGGTGAGCTATTCCACCGGCACCGTGGCCGTCACCGTCGGCGCACTGCCCGATGTGGGCTCTGAGATCGTGCTGGCGTGGGGCGGCGCGGCCAATTACTTCAATCGCGCCGACCAGAGCGTTGCGCCACCGGCGGTGTCGCTCCAACTCGTCAACACCGGCATCACGCCTGGTTCCGTTCAGATCGATTGGAATGACGGCACAGCCCGAACGGCCACCGACGACGGCAAGGGAACGATCACCGGCCACGCCAGCGGCACGATCAACTACCAGACCGGCCTGATTTCCATGACGCCCGCGACCTTGCCAGCGGGCGGACAGACCTACACGGTCGCCTACACCTGGGGGCCGCCGACGGAGGAAGAGTTTCACGCGCCGCTGCGCGATGGCTCGGGCTACATCACCCTCGATCTGGACTTCAACGGACTGATTCCCGGCACGGTCGAGCTGGAGTGGAACCTCTTGATCGAGCCGTATGACTACATCTCGACCACGCCCGCCGAGCTTCAGTATTACCGCCCCATCGATCCGATCAAGACGGTCAAGGATGACGGCACCGGCGTACTGTTCGATGCGGCGGGCGCGTTCTTTGGCACGGTGAACTATGCGACGGGCGTGGTCTGGTTCACTCCCGACACCACGATCCACATTCCCACCGCGCGATATTCGGTCAGCCGGATAGGCTTCACCCGCAACCCGGATGGCAGTACGTCACCGGTCTACCGCAATCGCTTCTCGCACTGGCTCTACATCCCTGCGGGTGCGTCGATGCCGATTGACGAAACCGGCTACGTAAACGTGCGCTACCGCGCGGCGGGCACCTCCAACTCCGTCACCGAGGCCTTCACGGCCTCTGGGCTGACGATTGACCTCACGCCCAGCTTCGCCGAACCCATCGTGCCGGGCAGCGTGAACTTCTCGCTCGGCGGCAAAACCTACTTCGACCGCCTCGGCAGCCTCTACTACAACCTCAACCCGGTGAACGGCGCGACGCTGGCCGGGACGATCAATTACTCCACCGGCGCGGCCACGGTGACGGCGTGGACGCCGGGGCAGTCCAGTGCGGTGACGCTGCGTTCGTTGCTGACCAGCCTCGATGGCACGCCGGTGGATGAAGCCACGTTCCGCATACCGGCCTCACCGGTGCGCCCGTCCAGCTTGCAGTTGCTGGCGACCAAACTCACTGGCGGCACGCTCAATGTCAGCGCCGACAGCAGCGGCAACATCACCGGCTCCGGCATCACCGGGCGCATCGACTACGAGACCGGCGTGGTGCGCGTGCGCTTCGGCGCGTGGGTGCCCGCCGCCGGGAACGAGGATGAAACCTGGTTCGATCCGGGCGGCGTGGTGACGATGGGCGGCGTGCCCTCGGTGTTCAAACCCGCGCCAGTTTTTGCCGACACGATCAAATACAACGCGGTGGCGTATTCCTACCTGCCGCTGGACGCCGACCTGATTGGCCTTGACCCGGTACGGCTGCCGCAGGATGGGCGCGTGCCGATTTTCCGGGTTGGCGATTTCGCCGTGATCGGGCATACCGGAACCATCGGCCCGTTCACCGCCAGCAATGGGCAGGTGATCAACTGCAACCGCGTGCGGCTGTCGCGTGTGCGCGTGCTGGATGGCAACGGCGCGGTCGTCACGGCGGGATACACGGTCAACCTGGAGGCGGGAACCGTCACCTTCGAGAACGTGTCGGGCATGGCCCAGCCGGTGACGGTGGAACACCGCATCGAGGACATGGTGCAGGTATCGGACGTGCAGATCTCCGGGCGCATGGCCTTTACGCGCCAGATCACCCACGACTACCCGGCAGGCTCCCATGTCTCCTCGGCACTGGTGTCAGGCGACCTGCGCGCCTATGTCGCCCGCATCTTTGATCAAGCCACATGGAATGGCGCGTTCACCGATGCACTGGTCGGCAATGCGGCCACGGCCACCTACAACGATGTACTGGCTCCGATCACGGTGACGAACGCAGGCGCGATCACCGAACGTTGGGCGATCCAGTTCACCAATACCACCGCCTTTCAGATCGTAGGCGAACACGTCGGCATCATCGCCACCGGCACCACCGCCAACGACATCGCACCGCTCAACCCCGCCACCGGCAAACCCTACTTCACGTTGCGCGCACTCGGCTGGGGATCGGGCTGGGCCGCAGGCAACGTGCTGCGTTTCAACACCATCGGCGCGCTGTTTCCCGTTTGGGTCGTTCGCACCATCCAGCAAGGCCCGGAAACCGTGGTCAACGACGCGTTCACGCTACTGGTGCGCGGCGATGTGGACAGGCCGTCTTGAATCCGTCGGCCGCGTAAGGAAATCCCATGAGCAATCAAGTCAAATGGCTGCACAGCACGATGCCGGGTGCCCCCGTGCTCACCAACACCTGGGGCAGCCTCACTGCGCTGCTCGATGCGCTGCTGGTCAACGGCTTCAACCTCAAGCCTGTCGTGGAGATCACCCGCGAGGGCCAGCTCGCCACCGCACGGATCGGCTCCGGTCACGGCTTTGATATCGATCACGTCGTACGGATCGACGGCGCGGAGCAACCCGAATACAACGGCGATTTTCCGATCACCGCCGTCACGCTCGACACGATCAGCTTCTTCGTCGCAGGCGAACCGGCGACGCCCGCAACCAGCGTCATCGGCATCACGGCCAGGTTCGCGCCGCTGGGTTTCGACATCGCGTTCAGCGCCGAAAACAAGCGCGCCTACCGCAGTCCGAACCCACGCTCGAATCGGCCCTTCCTGCGCGTGGACGACTCGTTGCCGGACGGCTACACGACGACGTGGGCCAAGGCCGGACGCGTGACGCTGGCCGAGGACATGGTGGACATCGACACCTTCGTTGGCGCGCGTGCGCCCTTCACCACGGGCGACCCGACTCGCAACGAAGTACCCAGCGGCAGTGGCAACAGCATCTACACCGGCTGGCTCAAATGGTATTACGCCCGCAACTCCTGCCCGGACACCTATGGCGACAGCGGCGACTTCGCACGCAGTTGGGCAATCATCGGCGACGACCGAGGCTTCTATCTCGCCTGTGCCTCGGGCTGGGGAACGGATCGACGCCTGCTGTATGCCTTCGGCGATTTTGATTCCTACAAGCCGGGCGATCACTACGACTCGTTGCTGTTCGCCTCCGAACGCTATCGCGCAGCGTCCGAGTACAACCTCAGCTATCCCAATCAGGAACTGTATTCGACCTATTCGCTGGAGGGGACGGGGAAGTTCTGCATGCGCGACTTCACGGCCGTCGGCAACAACGTGCGGCTGGGCCTGCTCTCCCTCAACGACGGCAACAACCAGACCGTGTCCGGGCGCTCGACCAACATCCCGTTTCCGAACGGGCCGGATTACGGACTGATCCTGCATCCAATCTATCTGCGTGAAGGCACGAACGGCCATCTGCGCGGCTTCCTGCCGGGCGTGTTCTGGGTTCACCAGAACCAGCCGTACTCGCACCTGACCGTGATCGAAAACGTCATCGGCTATCCGGGGCGCAAGTTTCTGATGGTCACGCTGGACTACGCCCATGAAGGCAATACCAGCGCCTTTGCCTTCGACATCACTGGCCCTTGGAGGCCGTGACAAATGGCGTATCCGTTTGAGGAAACGTTCGAGACCGGCATTCCGACCAGCTTCGCCACGCCCGGCGGCTACGGCGGCGTAACGGCGACCTGGAACGAAGCCCTGCAGGCGGTGGATCTGGTGTTTGACGAGCGCCAGAGCTTCTGGCGCATTCATGCCGCCACCACAAGTGAGGACTTCTGGTTCGAGTTCGAGGTGGAAATGCTCGAACGCACCTACAGCTCGGTCACCGTCGGCGCCTGGCTGTGGGCGGGCGACCGCTACAACGGCCACCGCCTCACTGCATGGAAGCAGATCTGGCATCACTGCTGGTGGCAGGCCGATGGATCGCAGCGCGATCAGGTCGAACTGGTTCCTGCCGATTGGGCCGTGGTCGGTGCGCGCCGCACACTTCGGTTCGACGCGAAGCGGATCGACGGCGACCTGTGGTTGATGCAGATCACCGACAACGGCGAGATCGCATGGCGCGGATACGAGCGCGCCTACACGAGCCTGCTGCCGTGCATCTACGGTTACGGTCTCACGATGCGCTTGTTCCGCGTGGCGGGCGGCACGCCCAGCGCGCTGCCAGATGCTCCGGCACAGGTTCAGTACATCGGCTATGCGCCGCGCCTCGGACACCGCATCCTTGATGCCGCCACTGCCGCCGCGCAGCGCTACAACCAGCGCGCGTTCCACAAACTCGACGGCACACGCAATCACCACTACCACGGCCACTACCGCATCACCGGTACGGTGAAAGAACGCGGCGTGCCGGACGACAAACCCGTGTCGCGGCGCGTGCTGCTATTCGACGAACGTACGCAGATATGCGTGCGCGAGACCTGGAGCGATGCGGTCACCGGTGAGTACTTATTCGATGAAATCTCCGGCGTACCACGCTACTTCGTCGTCGCCTTCGACCACCGCCACAACTACCGCGCCGTGATCGCCGACAACCTGCGCGCCGAGCCGAGGCCGTCGTCGTGATTGAGATTTCAACCGATCTCAACGACTACCGCCTGCAAAGCGTGGTCGCCTTCCTGATGCTCGGAAACGAACCGGCGAAGGCGCACCTCTACACCGGCGCGCGACCGGTCTTCGGCGAATCCCCGCTGGGGCCGCGACTGGCGAGCATCGAACTGGCCGAACCCCTGGGCGTGGTCGAGGGGGGAATCCTCACCGTGGCGGCGACGAGCGAAGCCTTGATCGCCATCACCGGCGAGGCGACATGGGCGCGCATCGTCAATGGCGCAGGCGTGCTGGCGTGGGACTGCGATGTGTCGGATGTCGAAGGCGATGGCGAACTGAAACTGCCCAATACGACCTTGTATGCAGGCGGCTACACGCGGATCTTGTCGGGCCAGTTGGGGTGAGATCGCATGAACCCGGTCGATCTGCGCTTCGTGCATCCGCCCGGCGCAGCGCTGGTGCTGGGCGGCGAGCCGGTCGAGCAACCGCTGGCCGATGCCGAACTGGTTGCCACGTTACCCGCGCTTCGGTTTGCGGCGCTGGCGATACCAAACGCCTCGGCCACGCTGACGGCAACGTTTCCGGCCTTGCAGTTTGCAGCGTCCGCCGATTACCAGTCGCGCGCGGTGCGCCCTGTGGTTGGCCGCCTCACCACACACTGGCAGCGTGCGCGGAGTGTTCTGCTCGGCGCGCAGGAGCGCGTGTCCGCAACGCACCGCCACACGCTGGCATCGCGCGCACCGTGGCAGGCGGCCAAGGCACAGCCCGTGGGCGTGGAGTCGCGCCGTGCGGTGTTGCTGGCGCGCTTGCCGGAGTGGACACGCGTGCCGTTCGACTCGGCCTTGTCGACAGCCTCCAGCCCGGTATGCGTGCCGCACGACGAGACGATCCGATTTCGTATCGCGCGCACGTCACGCTTCGAGGTGGCGCAGCCGTTCGATCCGATGGAAGGGCGCATCGCGCATCAGGAAGGCCTCCGCGACCGTCGCCGCGCGATTGCTTCGCACTGGCAGGAGGCTGCGTCGCACGCAGGACGGGCGTTGCGCGAGGCGATCAAACCCGCCGTCGCGTTGCATCGTTGGCGCAGCACGCGCTGGCAAAATGCGATGCGCCCGCCACCGGGTTTGCATCCGGCAGTACCGGGACCGGACGACGAAACGCCGCCGCTCGATCCCTGCTACAGGCCCAACCCACACCTGCAGTTCGTGGCGCGTGCTACCGCGAACGGCCATCTCGTCTTCCTCTGCGAAAACCATCCCGCGCCAGATGATGGCGGGGCAGTCGTCGTTCCCATTCGACGGGTCTATGTCGTGCTGAATCACGTCACCTTGCACCGCTGGCCCGACGGCACGGCGGTGCCCGTGTTCTCGCTGTCGTTGTCGCTGGATACTGCCTCGTGGACATGGGGCTTCGAGGCCACGCTGCCCGCCATCGCCGAACCCTTGATCGCACCCACCGACGGCGCGTCGCCAGTGGAACTCATCGCACACGTCAACGGCACCGATTTTCGCGTGCTGGCGGAAAACCTCAGCCGCGAGCGCAGCTTCGGCGAGGCCAGCCTGCGGCTGTCCGGGCGGGGCCGTAACGCGGTGCTGTCGGCACCGTATGCGCCGGTGATGAGCTTCACCAATCCGCAACCGCGCACGGCGCGGCAACTGATGGACGACGTGCTGACCGTCAACGGCGTGCCGTTGGGCTGGGACATCGACTGGAACCTCATCGACTGGAACGTGCCTGCGGGCGTGTTCGCGCAGCAGGGAACGTGGATCGAAGCCATCGCCGCCATTGCGGGCGCAGCGGGCGGCTATGTGATGCCGCATCCCAACGCCGCCGTGTTGCGCGTGCGGCACCGCTATCCGGTTGCGCCGTGGGACTGGCCTGCGGTCACGCCCGATCTGGTCTTGCCGGTGGATGCCGTCCAACGCGAATCCCTGCGCTGGCTGGAAAAACCGGCCTACAACCGGGTCTTCGTGTCGGGACAAGGCGCGGGCGTGCTCGGTCAGGTCACGCGCGTGGGCACCACAGGCAATCTCGTCGCACCCATGATTGTCGATCCGCTGATCACGGAAGCTGCCGCCGCGCGCCAGCGTGGCATCGCGGTGCTGGCCGACACCGGAACGCAGTTCGAAGTCGGACTGCGCCTGCCCGTATTGCCGGAAACCGGCATCGTCGAGCCGGGTACCTTCATCGAGTATCAGGACGGCAGCGTCGCGCGCCTGGGCCTTGTGCGCTCCACGCGCATCGAGGCGGGTCTGCCGGATGTTTGGCAAACGCTCGGCGTCGAGTGTCATGCATAACCTCTACCGACAGTTCCGCCAGTTGCTGCCCGACCCGCCCTTGCAGGCGGGAATCGTGCTGTCCCTCGACGCCGGAAACGTCGTCGTGGCCTTGCCCGGTGGCGGACTGATCCGCGCGCGCGGCGAGGCCGGGATCGGTCAGACCGTGTTCGTGCGCGACGGCGTGGTTGAAGGCACGGCACCTGCGCTGCCGCTGGAAGTCATCGACATCTGATCCGAACAAAGTCCATTTCCTTCCAGGAACCCGCCGTCGTGCGGTTTTTTTTTTGTCTGTCGAAAAGGAGAACCGCCATGAGCGAAGACCAAGACCGCGACACCGCGTCCGAAGACCACCAGATCACCCTGCGGCCTGAGGACATCGAAGACCTGCTCGACCGCGCCGCCGAACGCGGTGCCGAGCGCTGCCTCGCGCATCTGGGGCTGGAAAACGGCCACGCTGCGCGCGACATCCGCGAACTGCGCGACCTGCTCGATGCCTGGCGCGACGCCCGCCGCACGGCGTGGCAGACCGCCGTGAAAGTCGTCACCACCGGCCTGCTTGCTGCGTTGCTCGTCGGCGCGGCGATCAAGCTCAAAATCATAGGAGGTGCGCCGTGATCGAGACACTGCTTGGCAGCCTGCTCGGCGGCATCTTCCGCCTCGCGCCCGAAGTGCTGAAGTGGATCGACCGCAAGGGCGAGCGCGGTCACGAACTGGCGATGCAGGACAAGGCGCTGGAGTTCGAGAAGCTGCGCGGCGCGCAGAGGATGGCCGAGATTGGCGCGGCGGCACAGGAAGCCTGGAATACCGGCGCGCTCGCCGCGCTGAAGGAATCGGTGTCCTCGCAAGGCCGCATCACCGGCGTGAAGTGGGCCGACGCGCTCTCCATCAGCGTGCGTCCGATCATCACGTTCTGGTTCATGACGCTCTACTGCGCAGCGAAGACCTGCGCCTTCATCGCCGCCATCGGCGCGGGCGCGGATTGGAGTGCCGCCGTCATCGCCGCATGGACGGATGCCGATCAGGCGCTGTGGTCGGGCGTTTTGAACTTCTGGTTCCTGGGCCGCGTGTTCGAGCGGGTGAAGCAATGAATGCCGTGCACGCCCTTGCCACACCAGCGGCCATCGCCGTTCCCAAGCAGGCCATCGAACTCGCCAAACGGTTCGAGGGCTTTCATCGCGTGCCCCGGAACGATCCGGGGCGCGCATATCCCTACCTGTGCCCGGCAGGATTCTGGACTATCGGCTACGGCCATCTGTGCCCGCAAGACCACCCGCCGATCACGCAGGAACAGGCCGAAACCTACCTCGCCGCCGACCTGCAATCGGCGCTGGCCTCCACGCTGCGCTGCTGCCCGGTGCTGGCCACCGAACCGGAATCGCGGCTCGCCGCCATCGTGGACTTCACCTTCAACCTCGGCGGCGGACGCTTGCAGACCTCGACCCTGCGCCGCCGTGTGAACCAGCGCGACTGGCCCGCTGCCGCCAGCGAACTGCGGCGCTGGGTGTATGGCGGTGGGAAGGTGTTGCCGGGGTTGGTGGCGCGGAGGGCGGCGGAGGCGGCGCTGATCCTGAGACCGTCTTTCCCCCGAAGCTTACCGTTATCATCCCGTCTCAGGCTGTGA